AGTGGAAATTGAACCGCCTAAACCAAAAAATGATTATCAAGGCGGAACCCACGCAACACCACGCCGTCATCAGGTTCGTGGACATTGGCGCACTTACAAGTCAGGCAAGCGGGGATGGGTAAACGAATGCTGGAAAGGCGATGCAAGCAGGGGAACCGTCTTTAAAGATTATCAATTCAAGGAGAACACATGAAAGCACGACAAGTATTTATGGCCCTGATGGTGGGCAAGGGATACGCCCCAGAAGATTTGGCCTGGGACGGGAAGAAGTTCGTGAACACTAACATCACGACCAGATGGAACTATTTTTTGCTGGGCTGGGAGATGAGGGGTGTGGCATGAGCGAAAAGATCTGGAGTGCTGACTACATCAGGGAAAACCCTGAATTGGCCGCAAAAGCAATAGAGACCCTGCAAACAGCCTTGAACGACACAGAGTCCCATCTACTCAGGATCAGGACAAGCCTGATGGAAGCAAACAAGTGGCTGGCAGAAGAAAAAAAAGAGATGTAAACTCTGGGTTAAAGGAGCCGTGTAACTTATGGCCGAAAAAACCGCAAAGAAAACAGGAAGACCTTCCAAGTACACCCCAGAGATAGCCCAGCAGATGTGTGAACAGCTTGCAGAGGGAATCCCACTGAGGCAGATATGCAGACAGGAAGGCTTCCCTGAGTGGCGAACCATCTACGATTGGATGTGGAAGGATGATGCCCTTGGAGAAGCTGGCACGGGTCTTTCCACAGCAATCGCGAAGGCGCGAGAAGTGGGCCAGGACGCCATTGCTGAAGAGATCTACATTGAGGCCATGGCCGAGCCAGAGCGCATCCTGTCCCAGAACGGTGACCGCATCGACCCCGGCTATGTGGCCCTGGTCAAGGCCCGGGCGGACATCAAGCTCAAGCTCCTGGCGAAATGGAACCCCAAGCGCTACGGTGACCGAGTCCAAGTGGCTGGTGACCCGAACGCCCCCCTGAAGACAGAGATCAGTTTTGACACCTTTGCAACGGTGATCGAGACCTTGGAGGCTCGTCGGCAGGATAAGGCCAATGGATGACCTCGTATCACTGCTGAAAGACCCAGATGTCCACAAGCAGTATTCCCTGTTACCTCCTGAACTCCGGGCGGCTTTCGACTGGAGATGCAACTGGCTTGCCAAGGCCCACGACCACCAAATCATGCCCCCAGGAGACTGGTGGGCGGTTTATTTGTGTCTTGCTGGGCGGGGAGCCGGGAAAACCCGTATGGCCTCGGAGCAGATCGGATGGTGGGCATGGAGCCAACCAAACACCCGTTGGCTCGTAGCGGCTCCCACCTCGGCTGATGTCCGGGGAACATGCTTTGAGGGCGACTCTGGCCTGATAGCAGTCATCCCGCCCATACTGATCGAGGACTACAACAAGACCGCCCACGAGCTTCGCCTGATCAACGGGAGCCTGATCAAAGGCATCCCAGCTAGTGAGCCAGAGCGCTTCCGGGGGCCACAGTTCCACGGGGCATGGTGCGACGAGTTGGCCGCATGGGACTACCTTCAGGCCGCATGGGATCAGATCCAGTTCGGCGTCCGTCTGGGCCAGCAGACCCGGATCATTTGCACCACCACGCCAAGACCCAAGGACTTGATCATCGAGTTGATCGGCAGGGAAGGCGACGATGTGGCCGTTCGGACTGCAAGCACTTACTCCAACTTGGACAACTTGTCGGTCAACTTCAAGAAGCAGATCCTGTCCTATGAGGGAACCACGCTCGGGAGGCAGGAGATCTACGCCGAGATCATCGACCCCGAGGAGTCGGGCATCGTCAAGCGGGAGATGTTCCAGCTTTGGCCTGCGGACAGGGAGTTCCCCAAGTTCGAGTACATCCTGCAAAGCTACGACTGTGCCTACACCGAGAAGACGGTCAACGACCCGACAGCGGCCATCACCTTCGGTTGCTTCAAGCCACTGGATGGCCCGATGTCCGTCATGGTGATCGACTGCTGGCAAGACCGCTTACAGTATCCTGACTTGAGGCCAAAGGTGATCGACGAGTACGACATCGTCTTTGGCGAGGGGGTGGAGAAGAAGCGGGTGGACTTGATCCTGGTGGAGGACAAGGCCGCAGGCATCAGCCTGATCCAAGACTTGCAACGCGCACACCTTCCAGTCCGCGCCTACAACCCCGGCAGGGCCGACAAAATCCAGCGGTTGAGCATTGTGTCCAACATCATCGCCAGAAAGCGCGTATGGATTCCTGAGAGCACCGTGAAGAAGGGCTATGTCAGGGACTGGGCCGAGCCGTTCGTCAGCCAGATCTGCGCCTTCCCTGACACAACACATGATGACTTTGTTGACGCCTGCACACAAGCTTTGCGTTATCTCAGGGACGCCCGGTGGCTGGACATTGATGGCCCACCGCCCGAAGACTATGATCAAGATGACTATGTTGACAGTGGACGAGGAACTCAGAAAGGAAACCCGTATGCCGCCTGAAACAGAATGGAGACCAGTGTTGGTGACCGCCACCACCTGCGAGAACCGCTTTGAGATCCTGTGTGACCCAGAGATGGGGTCGAGGGAACTGGAGCAGTGGGCGCACATGGCCTTGGCCGAGTGGCTCCAAGGTCGGCATCGGCTTCCCAAGCCTGAAGTGGTGGACTTGACAGACCCCCTCGGGTATCATCGGTCATCTACCTGAACCGAGGTCACGATGCCCAACCCTCGCGCTAATCGACCCCTGACGCTCGACCAAGTCACCGCTGACTTGCAAGAACTTGCCAAGCCTGCTTTCTATCCACGAGTCGGGAATATTCGGGCACGAGGGATGCGGCCACCACAGCCAATGCCCATGCAAGAGCAGGCTGGCCCAGCAATGCCTCAGTGGGGCGACTACGACCTTTCCGTGCCTACCCAAGCCAACAGGGCCATGAGCCAGCGGATGGTCGAGCAAGACGCCTTGGAGAGCGCCAGGGCCAACGCCAATATGTCCCCGCTGGAGAAGGCTGGAGCCGCAATGCAGGCCGCAAGGCTGGTCGGATCGGGCCTAACCCAGCTTGTCATGTCCATGCCGACCAGGATCAGGAGCGGCGACAAGGCGGCAGAAAAATACATCGAAGAGAACATTTACCAACCAAACATCCCAAAGGCTGTCGAGTACGCCAGCGACCTTGGTGATATGTTGGAGCAATTGGAGACCCGGTACAAGCTCCCGCCGATCATGCCCGAGCTTTTGGCGCTCCAGGGGGTGGCTGGCCCCGCAACAAGTCAGGCGGCAAAGGTTGGTGCAAAGGCGGGCAAGGCCGCTGGCATGAACGCTTTGCAGGCCATCAATGACGCCATGGTCTACCAGACTGGCGCACTGTCCCAAGGCCCACTGTCCATGCTGGCTCCCAAAGCCGCCGTGTCCCATGTGGTCAAGCCAAATCCCGGCATTATGATCCCAGGCAAGATGAGCAATGTCAGGGAAGCCATCCGCCAAAGCAAGGGCAATTACGGCGCAAGGCGTGTTGAAAGGGCGGCTGACGAAATACCCAATCTTGAGAATCTATACAAGCAGGAGGCGCTTGAGCAGGCGTTTACTGGTGACAACGCCAACGCAATGATCACTCTTAGCCCCGCCGAGTTTGAGCGATACGCTCTTGAACTCAAGGGTCGCACTAAGCGTGACATTGGCCCCAAGATGGCTGAACTGGCAAGGCAGGGTGACATCGACAAGTACACCGTGCCAATGGATGAGTACATCAAACATCTGCAACGAGTGCAAGGCGGCTTCAGTGATGTGCCGTACTTAAACCTTTTCAAAGATGAGGTTGGCCTGCCGACCATGCCCAAAGTGACTGGGCACGAAGGGCGTCACAGAAGCCGAGCGCTGGCCGAGCAAGGAGCGCCAACAAGCCTCGTGCAAATCAACCCTCGTGGCGATTTGCGTGAGGGTCTGCCGCGCAGAACGCAGGAAGAGTTTATTGAGGCTCTGAAAGAAGAGCTTGAGCGTTCTAACCGATTGGTTTTGCCAGAGTCGGATGGGCCTTACCAGCGGCCTGCAATTGAATTCCCCGAGCCATACGCAGAGGGTGGATCGGTGAACATGGCCGCTGGCGGCTTGCTCAAAGGCATCAAAGCCGCCAGGAAGGGCGCACCGAACGCTGAGAGGTCTATGCCTGCCCGTGGTGCTTTGCGTTTTGCTGATGAGCCTGTGGGTGGCCCCAGCGTGGTCAAGGAGAAGGGTGGGAACTGGCTGACAGGGAGCGTGGAGCAGGGCGTCAAGCGGTTAAAAAGAAAAGTGGCAACCGAAAACATTGATCGGTATACGCCCGAAGAAGTGGCAAGATTAGAGGCGTCTGGCAGGCTGGAAGTCAATGACGCTATCAACAATTGGGTTGACCGCAACTTGACCAACTACATCAAGAAGGAAATGGCAACCCCTGAAGACCCAGTGCGTAGGTTGGCGGAGGAGGGCGTCACACATTTCCCTGTGGCCGAAGACCCGCGCTATTGGGCGAGGCGAGGCGAGTTGACAAGGGGTGAAATGGGTGGCACTCAGATGGCTCAGTCAGACCTTGCCAAGCAGTGGGAGAACCGCACAGACCACATGATCAACCGAGAAACCGCACAACAGCATCAAGACATGATGAACCTTGCGCCAGAAATATATTCTGAAAATCTTGCGTGGATCAATAAGCTTCCGCCAGAAACGAGTCTTTACAGCACACATGGCGTAACCTTCAACACATCCGATCTTGGCTTCGACCACATCGTCGATGTGTTGAGAGAAGATGTAGCCACTGGCCGCATCCGCCCCGAGCAACTCAACAAGGTCAGCATGGAGCAGGCAGTGCGCCGCACATACGAGTACGACCAAGAGTTGGCTCGGAAGATGGCTGAAGCCGCCATCAAGCAAACTGAGGGGATGCCTGTCCACAAGGAGTATCCCGAGGGGTACAAGTGGGTTGAGTTGGCACAGCCCAAGGAATTGCCAGCAGGATGGAGGCCATCTGCCGCCGTTGGTCATTACTATGACGAAACTGGAAACTTCCAGCGCCATCCTGGCGAAAAAATTCTTGAGGATGCCCTCAAGTACGAAGGCGACACCATGGGCCACTGCGTTGGTGGCTACTGCCCTGATGTGCTGGAAGGCCGCACACGCATCTACAGTTTGCGCGACAAGAAGGGTGAGCCGCATGTGACGGTGGAGGTGAGGCCAACAGGAATGACCCCCGAACAGCGCCGCTATAAAGTTGGATTTTTGGCCGCGCAGTTGGAAAAAGAGGGCCAAACAGCAGAGGCCGCATTGCGTCAAGCTGAAAAAATTTACCCAGAAGAGTATGCGGAAAGCATTGTCCAAATCAAAGGCAAACAGAACCGCGCCCCCAAAGAAGAGTACCTGCCATTTGTGCAGGACTTTGTGCGTGGCGGCGAGTGGTCAGATGTCGGCGACTTGAGCAACGCCGGGTTGCGTGATGTTAAGTTTATGACCAACCCAGATGTATATGAAAAATATTTAGAGCGTGGATTGACAGTGCCCAAGTACGCCACCGAAAAAGAGTTGGACGAGTTGCACAACGAGTATTTGCGCTTTGCTGAACCGCAAAACTACAAGCCCCCCGAAGATGGCATGAAGCGTGGCGGATCAGTCCACATCTCAGACAACCCAGACACCATGATGATGGAGTTGGGGGACAGGCACTTCCAAGTCGGTGGGATTGTGGATGCCGCCGCTAGAACCGCGAAAGCCGCCAAGGCCGCGCAACTCAAGAAGGCCATGAAGGCGTCCGAAGCGCTGGCTCAGATCGAGGGCAAGAACCTGAACATTACCCAGGCTGACCGCACCAAGGTCGGCGAAGGCTTGCTGGGTGGCCCAGGATTCTCTGGTCTGCAACTTCAAGAAGGCCCGCACAGGCAGTCTGGAGCCGTCTGGGGCGTGAAGAACCCAGGCACAGCCAAGACCATGCTGGGTGGCCTGAAGAACCCGCTGGGCAACGAATACTTCACCACCATGATCGGCTCACCGACACAGCACCAGTCCAACCAAA